CGGTCTACCTCGAGCCATGGCACTCGGATATCATGGATTTTTTGGAACTGCGTCTCAACCAGGGTGATGAAGAAGCTCGTTGTCGCGATCTCTTTTCGGCCCTGTGGATTCCAGACCTTTTCATGAAGAGGGTCGAAGAAGGTGGGAACTGGTCCCTCTTCTGTCCGGATAAGGCACCTGGACTTTCAGACTGTTACGGTGAAGAGTTTGAAGCTCTCTACAAAAAATACGAAGAAGAGGGTCGTGCGAACGAGTCTGTTCCAGCCACTGAAGTATGGAAGGCGATCCTAAAGTCTCAATCTGAGACTGGGACTCCCTACATGCTCTACAAGGATGCCTGTAACGCCAAATCGAACCAGAAGAATCTTGGTGTCATTAAGAGTTCCAACTTGTGTACCGAGATCCTGGAATATACCAACAAGGATGAAACGTCGGTGTGCAATCTCGCTTCGATCGCCCTTCCCAAGTACGTGAACAGGGAGACAAAGACCTTCGACTACGACAAGCTTCACGAGACGACGAAGATTGTCACTAAGAACTTGAACCGTGTCATCGATCGTAACTTCTACCCCGTTGAAACGGCTCGTCGTTCTAACATGAAGCACCGACCTATCGGGTTAGGTGTACAGGGGTTGGCGGATGTATTCAATCTCTGTGGTCTCCCGTTCGACTGCGAAGAATCTCGGTTGATGAATGCCCACATTTTCGAGACGATCTATCACGCTGCGTTGGAGTCTAGTTCTGAACTGGCCGAAGTTGATGGTCCTTACGAAAGCTTTGAAGGATCGCCAGCCTCGAAGGGTATCCTACAGCCAGATATGTGGGAAGGTGAAACAAAGTTTAGTGGTCGCTACGATTGGGACGAGATGCGTAAAAGGATTATGACCAAGGGATTACGTAACAGTCTTCTCCTGGCACCCATGCCCACCGCATCCACTGCACAGATCTTGGGTAACAATGAATGTTTCGAACCCTATACGACAAACATCTATCTTCGACGCACACTGGCCGGAGAGTTTGTCGTTGTCAACAAGCACCTCGTTGAAGATCTCAAGAGAGTTGGTCTCTGGTCAAAGGAGATGAAGGACCTCATGGTCAAGGCGGGTGGCTCTATTCAGAACATCATCGACATCCCCGACGACATCAAGAAACTCTATAAAACTGTATGGGAAATCAGTCAGAAATGCATCATTGATATGGCTGCTGACCGTGGGCGTTTCATTGATCAGTCACAGTCCATGAACCTCTTCATGGAGAGTCCTACGATGTCCAAGCTGTCGTCGATGCACATGTATGCATGGAAAGCCGGCCTCAAGACGGGTATGTACTATCTCCGCTCAAAAGCCAAGGCTCGCCCCATCCAATTCAGTCTCGAACCGGAGTGTGTCGCGTGTTCCGCTTAAAGTTTATGATACATCATAGGATATACCATGGTAATCAAGTTTGACCAAGTTATTGATGATATCAAGATTGCCGACTATAGTAACCGAAAGATTGTTCTCTCTACACAGAAGGGTGAACCCATCCGTTTTCAGATTCCGAAGATGTATATGCCCTTCGGTATCTCTGGATTTACACCGGAAATCGGTAACAAAAAATGGAATGTTGATTTCTCTATGAGAGGATTCGACGAGAGTGAAGGTATCATCAAGAAGTGCTACGACGTACTCCGACAGATTGAGGATAAGATTATCAACAATGTCGCGGAACAAAGTGAAGAAATTTTCGGAAAGAAGATGACCTACGACGAACTTCGTCCACTTTTTAATTCTAACATCAAGGAGACACCTGGTCGTGAGCCAAAGTTTCGTGTTAAAGTTGATACGGATTTTGAGGGAAAAATTAAACCGTTTATTTACGACCAGGAAAAGAAGGATATCCGCTGTGTAGCGGAAGATGGTCTTCATTCACGAACTACAGGTTCTGCTATTGTTGAACTCAATAGTGTGTATTTCATGAACAAGAAGTTTGGTTGTACGTGGAAGTTGTACCAAATGATGGTCTCTGATATCCAACGCCTGAAGGGATTTCAGATCATGCTCGATGATTGAGCAATAGAATGTGATAAATCGCTTGAGCATCCTTTAATATTTTACCCTGGAGCCGTACGAATGACTTGGGATTGATCCCAGCCTTGATCTTCGCCATTCGTACGGATTCATCCCATAACACGAGTGTCATTATTACTTATTACATCTTTTTTATTTTCTTCTCGTACTCCTTCGTACCCTCCTTAGGCTGAAGCTTGAAGCCATTCTTCTTGGGCTTGAAAACCTTCGTCATCGCCTTATTACCCTCACGCTTCATACGATCTATAGCCGCACACGACGCAGCCTTGCTCTTGATTCGGCCATCACCACCTCGAATCAAATCCTTTTTCACGAGACCACCGGGAGTCTTGGCAGCAGTCCCATGGAACACCTCCGCTCGAGAACCGATATTCTTCATCATTTATATTATGCACGGAAAATTTTCTTGATGTCCAGAATTGAGATGGAACTTTTTCTTTCCTTGACTGGAATCTGATCTTCGAGGCGTTTGTCATGCAACACTTCTGCACAGATCGTAGACTTGTGACCCTGGAGTGCCATCATATCTTCTTCGACACTTTTTTCGTACACAAACTTTTTAACGTAGACCGTCTTCGTCTGACCGCTACGATGGCTACGACCAACAGCCTGTAGTTCAGTCGCAGGATTCCATGAAGGTGCCGTGATATAGACACGCGTTGCTTCTTGAAGGTTCAGACCCGTTCCACCAGACTTGATCTGAATGATGAGGACGGCATTGCTCTGAGCCTTCTTGAAAAGACGCATCTGTTCGAGACGATCCTCTTTTGAGACGGATCCATCAATCCTGAAGACGGGACCCTTGATATTTTTCTGGATATGATTCATCTCACCTGTAAACTGACAGAAGACCAACGCCTTTTCATCAGGGTGACCTTCAATCATACGAAGTAGGGTATCCATCTTCCTCGATCCACCGACCCATAGTTCGGCTTCCGTCTCAGTCTTTTTAGCGACACCATCGTAGTACATCTGCGGCCAGATGCAACACTGCCTCGCCCGAAGAAGACACTCCAAGAGTTCCATGTTTTTGGCACTGATGTTCGTCGTCGTCTTGAAGATTTCGCGAACAGTCTCTTGGGCATCTTCGAAAACATATTCGTAGAGACGTCTTTCTTCCCGATACATTTCGAGTTCGACATTTTCGAAATGACACTCGGGGATGTCGTTCATGTCGAGATCCTTCTTGGTACGTCGAAGAATGTAGATATCCTTCACCTTGTTTGACATACCCTGAACCAACACACGAGGGATACCCACAAATTCACATAGCGACACAAAGTCGTTCATCGAATTGAATACAGGGGTTCCCGTAACGACCCAGCGGATATCAGAACGGAGAGCGTTCACATTCTTGAAAATCTTCGAGTTTCGGTTTCGAATCTCGTGAGCTTCATCAAGAATGATCCGATCCCAGTGAATTCCATGGAGTCGAGAACCCATCCGGATGACAGAGTAGGGTGCAACCACGACGTCGACAAAGTTGATATTTGTCGAGTCACGATCCGGTCCGTCCCACGCCTTGCAACGCAAAGATGGAGCAAACTTGGTAATTTCATCAACCCATTGGGAGACGATGGATTTCGGGACGATGATCAGAGTCTTCCGCTTCTTGTTGCCCAAGATGGTCGCAATCAATTGCACCGTCTTTCCAAGACCCATTTCATCACAGAGAAAGCCACCCTTCGGCTTACCGATGTTGTTTTCCATGGTCAACATCCACATGACACCTTCTTGCTGATAGGGTGCATAGAGCCTAGCAGCAAGAAGAGACTTCGCGTTGTTATACAGTTGTTCAATCATTGTTTGGTATTTTGTTGGATGTCAGTCACTTAGGTAGTCATCGTCAGACATTTCGATGATTTCACACTGGACTGGCTTCTCTTCCTTCTTTTTACGAGGTTTCTTCTCCTTGGGCTTCGGGAGTTCGTCGAGGTGTTCCCGGTAATAGAGAACCTTGTCCCAAAATTCACGCATGACGGGCAGGTATGTCTTCCACCATTCACGATCGCGAGGTACATTGACGACGTCGAATTCTTCTGGACGAGGCCAGTTCGTCTCAGCAGGTTTATATTGGATGAAGTCAGCTGACTCTAGATCCAGGATTTCCATGCAGAGTTGAAGCTGTGGCATGTAATGCTCAGGTACTTCACCCGGAATAATCTTACGTTGAGGAGGACACTTGATTTCAACCAGCTTCCCAGACTCAGTCACACCATCGGGACTTCCACCGAGCCAGTCCTCGACAGGGTGTGGACATAAACCCAATTCATGGACAACTTCACCATGACGTTCTTCGTAGAGAATACGAGCTTCGTCCTCATACTTTTCACCATGACGTGTCGCTTCATTGCCCATGAATTTTTCACCGAGGCCACACTTCTTCAATAAGAGAGCTTCTGGTGTTTCATATTTATTCTTACCGATGGCTGTCGCGGCATCACTTGCTGTCAACATCTTTCCACGGAGGGCGAGCCATTCTTCGGATTTCTGTGCAGCGTATTCTCTTTCTAAAGCAGCCTTGACATTGGGATGCATGTTACTCATCTATGATGTGACCTTTTTAAACTACTTGGTGGGTAAAAGTATGATTGTGCGGCGTATTGTTCTGCTTGTTTTTTACTTTTGGCACAGCCCCTACCGAGGAAAGTATTATCGACATAGACATCAATCACGAAGACACCATTCTCATGAGCCGCAACGCGATAATCAGGTAATGTGAGACCATTCGTCTGACAATACCGCATTAGATGATCTTTAAAGTTGTCATCAACCATGATGGACTGCATGTCGATGAATTCCGGGTTTTCATATATACGCAGGATAAACTGCTTCGCATGAGCGAGACCAAGGTCCAAATAGATCGCACCCACAAGAGCTTCAAAGACATCCTCTAAAATCTTAGGATTGTTGTTCCAACCATTTCGCATACCCTTTTCATCCATTAAAACCCAATCATGAAGTCCCAACTTTCGAGCAATGGCAGCCAATGTCTCACTTCGCACAAGTTTGGTACGGGCCTTGGTCAAGAACCCCTCCTGCTTACTTTCGTGTTTGTCAAATAAAAATTTCGTAATCACAAACCCCAGTACGGAATCGCCCATAAACTCTAACGTCTCGAATGATTCATTGAGTTCGTCGTGTTCCTTGATTGCAGATTTATGTGTAAAAGCTTTCTGGTACAAAGTTAAGTTATTAATCTTTGTACCAACAAGGTCCTCAAGTTTGGATCGTTGGAGATTCATTTAATTAAGAATGTG